GAGATACCGCATACATGCACCGAAGAGGAGCTGTTACTGCACTGCCTAGCGGCCAAGGCCATCATCGAGAAGTACCGCAGTGCAGCGAGCCCCGTGACAGACTTCTGGTCTTTGCTGGGTAGCCTGCTGGAGCGTAGCTTGGTGGGCGGCGAGGAGTACAACCACAAGGACGTGCTGCTGTTCCGCAAGGGCGAGATCATCATGACCAACGGCATGGCGCTGCGATACCCTGACCTGAAGGCGCACATCGACCCCGAGGACAAGAAGAAACGTGTCGTGTATACCTACGCTGACGGCAAGAAACGTGTGAAGCTGTACCCCGGTAAAATATGCAACAACTGTATAGCCGAAGGAACCGATGTACTTACTTCTGCGGGGTGGGTACCTATAGAACAGGTGTCGAAAGAAATGGCCATTTTTGATGGCGTAGATTTTGTAGCACATGCAGGTTTATCATTTAACGGAGTTCAAACATGTGTTACAGTAGACGGTGTTTATATGACACCAGATCACGAGGTACTTACTTATGCAGGCTGGAAAAACGCATCACAACTTCAAGGACATAACCGGGAAAAGGTACGGTATTTTGACAGCAGTGAAGCCCTTGCAGTCTGTGAAAGGCAATTGGCGGTGGCTGATGCTGTGCGATTGTGGAAAATCCTGCGCCAAGCAAACGTCCGACTTACAGAAGGAAGCGAAGAAAGGCCGTATGCAGAACTGCGGATGCCTAACGCGACAGCTTATCGGACAGGCCAATACGACGCACGGAATGTCGGGACATCCACTATACATAGTTTGGCGAAACATGCGCAACCGCTGCTACAAAGAATGGGAGCCTGCATACAAGAACTACGGGGCAAGGGGCATAACAGTGTGCGTACGATGGCGCGACAGTTTCGAGAACTTTTCGGCAGACATGCAATCTACCTACGCGCCGGGGTTGACACTGGAGCGGCGCAACAACGACCGGGGGTATTCTCCGAACAACTGTCACTGGGCCACATGTACGGAGCAGGCACAAAACACGCGCAACACAATACGCGCGGTGAACGTCCCGAAGCTTGCCGAACAGACGGGTATAAGTCGTTCGACGATCTACTACAGACTACAGCACGGATGGCCGGTGTCCAAGCTGAAAATGAAACCGGATTTGGGGAACGGAAAGAAAAAGCTGTATACGACATCGTAGACTGCGGCCCCCGTAATCGTTTCATTGTTCGCGGTGTGTCCGGTACATTTGCAGTCCACAACTGCACACAGGGTACCGCGCGTATCGTCATGTCGGACGGCCTGCTGCGTATCGACAAAGAGTACCGGGTGCTGGGTACAGTGCACGACGAGGGTATCAGTCTAGTACCGGAGCCAGAAGCGCAGCCCGCGTACAAGTGGATGCTGCAGCAGATGGTGGTGGTGCCCAAATGGATGCCGGGTATCCCGCTCAATGCAGACGGCGGAGTGCACAAGCGTTACGGGCTTGCGAAGAACTAACCAAGGAGAAAGAAAATGGAAATACCAAAGAGCTTTAAGATAGGTGAGCGTGCATGGAGGGTGGTAATAGACAACTTCAATCTACCTAAAGGGACTTACGGGATGTGCTATCCACGGTATGAGACTATCCGCATAGAGGTGCGTGCCCCCAAAGACATGACCGAGAGTTTCTGGCACGAGGTCACCCACGGCATACTGTACGACATGAAAGACCCGCGCTGGGCCGACGAGGAGTTCGTCACATCATTCAGCAAACGGCTTACCCAAGTCATTTACACAGCGGAGTTTTAATGGCACAGCACTCATACTCAGCTATCAAGACGTACGAAAACTGCGGGCGCAAGTACCACGAGACCAAGATACTCAAGCTGTGGCCCCGGGAAGACACCACCGCTACGCTGTACGGTACCCAACTGCACGAGCAGGCGGAGTTATATATCCGAGATGGCAAGGCGCTGGACAAGGGTTTCGAGTTCCTAAAGCCGATGCTAGACAACCTAGTCGCCATGCCCGGACGTAAGTTCTGCGAGCTGGAGATGGGCGTGAAGGAAACGCTTGAGCCATGCGACTTCAAAGACCCGGACTACTGGTGCCACGGTATCGCGGACTTGGTGATTGTGGACGACGACAACTTCACCGCCCGGGTGTTCGACTACAAGAGCGGCAGCGACAAGTACCCCGACACCGACCAGCTCATGCTCATGTCGCTCATGATCTTCAAACACTTCCCCCACGTACGCACCATTACCGGGGGCCTGCTGTTCGTGCTTAAGGGCACGGTGCAGAAGTACAAAGTGGAGCGCGATCAAGAAGCGCAGTTGTGGTGGCGCTGGCGTGAAAGAATTGCTAAACTAGACGCCTCGATATACCACAACGTGTGGAACCCCAAGCAATCGGGCCTTTGCCGAAAACACTGCGAAGTACTGACGTGCAGTTTTAATGGAAGAAGTTAAGCATGCCTAAATCATCCCCGGCCAAGCTGGCCTATCAGAAGGCCTACAACGCCCGCCCAGACATCGTGAACCGACGCGAAGACAACAACCTAGCTCGGGCGCAGATGATGCGCGCAGGCAAAGTGAAGAGGGGCGACGGCAAGGACGTAGCCCACATCAAGGCCTTGGACAACGGGGGCTCAACCGACCCCAAGAACCTAAAGGTCGAGAGCGCCAAGAAAAACCGTGGTTGGCGCAAGGCTTCCGGGTACAAGGTGCCCAACGCAAAGTAGTTCTCGCGCTTCGGCGCAGTTGGTGTATAGTAGGTTCTCTGTTCGACGAACGGCCCTTAAACAAGGCCCTCGTCGCGTACTGCTTTTGGAGAAAGAAAATGAAGATCATTGAAAACAAAGCGCTGCAGATCCGCACGCGCAACCCGGACAAGTTCGCCATCATCCCCAAGCGGCATGTTCAGGAGATTCCCGGTGGGTACGAGGTGACGTTGTTCTGGGGCTTGGACGAGGTGCGCGTGCTGCGCAACCTAGGCGTAAAGAATGCGCCCTCCCCGGTAGAGCGCGATTACAAGTGGCCCGGGCGCTACCGCCCTATGTCACACCAAGTAGCCACCTCGGGGTTCTTGACGCTGCACCGCAGAGCCTTCGTGTTCAACGACCCGGGCACTGGAAAGTCACTGGCCGCACTGTGGGCCGCAGACTACCTTATGGCCCGCAAAGAGATTCGGCGCTGTCTCATAATCTGCCCCTTGTCTATCATGCACAGCGCTTGGCTCGGTGACTTGAACAACAGCATCATTCACCGTAGCGCGGCCATCGCCCACCACGCCAAAGCATCCCGCCGGGTAGAGATCATTCAGGGTGACTACGAGTTCGTCATCATCAACTACGACGGGCTCAACCTCGTGGCCAACGAGATCATCGCAGATGGCAGGTTTGACTTGGTTATCGTTGACGAAGCGAATGGCTACTCAAACACCCAGACGCAGCGCTGGAAGTCACTGGCCAAGATACTCAAGTCCGACACGTTCCTGTGGATGATGACCGGCACCCCCGCCGCACAGTCCCCGGTGAATGCGTTTGGCTTGGCCAAGCTGGTGAACCCCAGTGGTGTGCCAGCGTACATGACGGCATGGCGCGACAAGGTGATGAACAAGATCACACAGTTCAAGTGGGCCCCCAAGCACGACGCCAAGGACAAAGTGTTCGCTGCACTGCAGCCCGCTATCCGCTTCACCAAGGAACAGTGCCTTGACTTGCCGCCGGTTATCAAGATGACCCGTGAGGTGGCCATGACCGCACAGCAGGCCAAGTACTATGAGCGCATCAAAAACGACATGCTGGTGGTGGCTGCAGGGCAGACGATCAGCGCCGTGAATAAGGCCGCTGTGGTCAACAAACTATTGCAGGTTAGCGCGGGTAGCGTGTACAGCGAAGACGGGGAAGTGGTCGAGTTCGATGCCACACCGCGCTTCAATCTGCTGCTGGAGATTTTGGAGGAGACCGACCGCAAGGTAATCATCTTCGCCATGTACCGCTCTAGCATCGACGCCATCGAGGCGTTCCTGACCAAGAAGGGCTACAAGGTCGGCGTTATCGACGGGCGGGTAACCGCCACGAACCGAGGCGCACTGATTAACCAGTTCCAAAACACGCCTGATCCGCAGTTGCTGGTCATGCAGCCGCAAGCTACGGCCCACGGAATTACGCTGACTTCGGCAGATACTGTAGTGTTCTTTGGCCCTTTAATGAGCGTGGAGCTCTACAAACAAGCCATCGCCCGAGCTGACCGCAAGGGGCAGACCTCAGACAAAGTTACTGTGGTGCACATCCAGAGTAGCCCCATCGAGAAGAAAATGTTTGCTGCTATGGACGCCCGGGTTAGTGACCACGCACTTCTAACTGAGCTCTTCGACGAAGAACTGGGGGTGAACAAATGACCTAGGGAAAACCCTGACACATTTATTTTTGTCCAGTTCTTGACAAAGGCCGAATCACCTGTATGATTCATCAAAACAACGGAGAAAGAAATGACCACTGAAACTGAAGACCTAACGATGGACAGGCTCGCAAGAGTGTACATCAAAATGCGGGACAAGCTGTCGCAGCTAACCCGTGAGTATGAAGAGGCGGAGGCCGCTATCAAAGCCCAACAGGCCGAGATAAGCGCTGCAATGAAGGACATCATCCAGACGACTGGCGCAAAGTCTATCAGCACCTCCCACGGCACCGTGACATTGAAGACCAGCACCCGCTACTACGCACAGGACTGGGAAGCAATGTATCGCTTCATCGTGGAGCGCGATGCCGCGTTTCTACTGGAGAAACGCATCGCACAAAAGAACATGTCGGACTACCTTGAACAGAACCCGGGCGACGTACCTCCCGGCCTGAACACCATGTCCGAGCTGTCCATCTCTGTAACCAAACCACGTAAGTAATTTTTTCAACCAAGGAACCATCATGAGCAACATCGCTGTATTCAACCCCGGCCAACTCCCTGCCTTTGCTAAAAAGGGAGAACTCTCTGCAACTGCCAAAGCCCTAGCAGGCAGCGCAGGCGCATCCGGTAAACGCATCTCCATCAAGGGCGGTGTATTTCGCCTTATTGACAACGGCAAAGAAGTCGCTGCTGTAGAAGAGCGCTATCTGGATGTGGTTATTGTCCACGCCGCCCCGAAGGTGGGGCGTACGTTCTACGCCGGTACGTACGACGAAAACAAAACCGCCGCGCCAGACTGCTGGAGCGCTGACGGCGACAAGCCCGATGCCTCTATTAAGACCCCCCAGTTTTACAACTGCGCTAACTGCCCCAAGAACGCCAAGGGCTCCGGTCAAGGCGACGCAAAAGCATGCCGCTACAGCCAGAAGCTAGCGGTGTTGCTGGCCAACGACATCGAAGGCGACGTAATGCAGTTGCAGTTAGCAGCGACGAGTCTTTTTGGAGACGCCGAAGGCGAGAACCGCCCGCTTAACGCGCATGCAAAGTGGCTCACTGCGCAAGGCATTGACCCCACAATGCTGGTTACACGCCTGAAGTTCGACACCAAGGCCCCAGTACCCAAGCTGTTCTTCAAGCCTATGCGCTGGTTGACCGACGACGAGTACGCTGTGACCAAAGCCAAGGGCGAGTCCGAAGACGCTATCAAGGCCATCACCATGTCGGTGTTCGCACAAGACGGCGGTAGCACCGTAGCAGCACCCGCTGCGTTCGAGGGCACACCACCCAAGGCAGCAACCAAAGCCGCACCTGCCCCACAGGCAGACGGAGAGGACGACGAGCCGCCAGCACCTGCACCAGTGGTGAAAGCGAAGGCCAAAGCAGCACCCGCGCCGCTGCCGCCCGAGACAGAGGAAGACGAGCCTGTAGTGAAACCCGCTAAAGTTGCCGCTGCGAAGACTGCAGCTCCTGCAGCCACCGGCCTAGCCGCCACACTGGCTGCGTGGGACGACGAGTAACTTACAGGTTTAGGGGGCGTGGGTCTGGGGGTTCCCGGGCCGTGCAACACGCCCCCTTTCTATTTATGACATACCACACCAAAACCCGCAAAGCCCTAAAGCAAGCTCCCAGTTCGCTGGGGGTTCGTCTTGGCAGGCTCGCCGTTCGCAAGAACAAATCCGTACAAGACATTGCTGCGGTCACAGGGGCATCAAGGGCGACAGTGTATAGCTGGTTCGCTGGGGGCACAGTGTCCAATGCGTACAGCACCATTGTCACAAACCTAATAGCCGCTCTACAAACCGAATAGGGGCAAGTAATGGATTCACATGACTTCCTCTCGGCAGTGCTGCCGCGACAGGGAAAGTACTGCACCTTTGTAATGAAGGGGCCGCTCAGAAAGAACATCTTTGTTGACGATCTGGAGAATCTATATGACACCAATTTAGCGCTAAGTGAGTCCGGCAATAACTCCTTCTACGCCCTCAGTACTTTCGATGACCAAGGCACCCGGGAGGCCGTACACGCACAGTACGTGCGCGCGTTATTTGCTGACCTAGACTGCGGCGTAGACGCCAAGACGGGCAAGCAAAAGGCCTTTGCCAGCAAGAAAGCTGCCGTGGCAGCGCTAGCCGAGTTCACGGAAGCTACAGACCTTGGCACGCTGGGCTCCCCGTGGCTGGTGGACTCTGGCGGCGGTGTGCATGTGTACTGGCCACTGACCCAAGACGCTGCCGTTGAAGAGTGGAAGCCGGTGGCCGAGGCACTAAAGCGTGCGGCAGCGCACCATAGTTTTCCTATTGACATGACCGTAACCGCCGATGCTGCGCGTGTACTGCGTATGCCCGGCACACTGAATTGGAAGTACGAGCCGCCTAAACCAGTGCTGCTCAAGCAACGCGGTGCCGTTTTCTCGCTGCGCGCCTTGGCAGACACGTTAGCCCCTTTCAAAATACCCTCGCTACAAACGCCAACAACAGCACTCACGCTAGCAGGGGTGCGCCCCCAAGCAGCAAGCATCTCCCCCGTGGCCCAAGCCCTAATGGGTAACAGCGTAACGTACTTCAAGAACATAATGGTGCGCACCGCAGCGGGCACCGGGTGCGGGCAGCTCGCACACTACATCACCAATGCGGATCAAGATGGCATGGAGCCGCTATGGCGCGGGCTCCTCTCTCTGGCCAAGCCCTGTGCAGACGGCGACAAAGCCGCGCGCAAGCTGTCCGCCCTGCACCCATACGACGAAGACCGCATGTACGCCAAGCTGGCCGAGATAAAAGGCCCATACCCCTGCTCCAAGCTGGACTCCGAAAACCCCGGGGTATGTACACAGTGCCCCCACTGGGGCAAGATAACGAACCCGCTGGCGCTGGGACGCGAAGTACTGACGCTGACAAGTGCCCCCGTAGAGACGGCCGACGAAGTGGTACAAGACCAGACACGTTCTCTGCCCACGCCGCCCTACGGCTTTGAGTACGGCCGCACCAGCGGCGTGTACTATCGCAAGCCTGCGGACAAGGACGAGCAAGACAAGTTGATGTTGCTGGTGCCGTTTGACTTCTACATGACGCGCATGATACGGGACATGGACAGCACCCAAGCAGAGTTCCGTGTGACGAAGGGCGACCGCCACTTCACTTTTGCGGTACCGACATCCGATGTCGTAGAAGTGCGCTCGTGCCTCAAGGTGCTGGCCAAGAACAACGTCATGGCCGCGAACGCAGGCGTAGATGCCTACTTGTACCAGTACGTTAGGCAGAGTATTCAGAACGCCAGTGCGAACGGTGAAGAGGTGGTTGTGCCCCAGCGCTTCGGCTGGCAACCGGATGGCAGCTTCGCCGTGCACGACACCGTGTTCAGCCCTATCGCGGACGACAAAGACTTCAAGTTTGCGTCAGACCGACTGCACAACGTAATCAACGCGACAAAGCCGAACGGTTCCTTGGAGAACTGGCGCAGCGTGTACGAGATGATGCGCCGCAAAGCGGCCACAGACCCCGTTGTGTGGGGGCACCTTGCCGCCGCCGGTATCGGCTTCGGTACCATCCTCATGCAGTTCACGCCCCACGGCTCGCGCGCAGGGGTATTCCACGCGTGCAGCCCGGGTTCTGGTGCCGGTAAGACCTTCGCGCAGTCTATGGCGGTGTCGGTGTGGGGCGAGAACGGACGGTACATGGTGGCCCCGTCCACCTCTGAGAAGACCATGATGCAGCGCGCCGGTATGCTGGGTAGTTTGATGTTGGGCGTAGACGAGATCACCAGCAAGAATCGCTCTTTGGCTATGGAGTGGTTGCCCAGCTTCATCTTCGACTACGCCGCCGGTATGCATAAGATCAAGGGCAGTGCGTCGAGCAATTCGGAGGTGGCGCAGGAACTACTGTGGAGCGCCATTGCGTTCATATCGTCCAACACCCCCGGGCTTGAGGCCATGATGGGCGCGCGCAAACACACCTCCGAGGGCGAGGCGCGGCGGCATCTGGAGTGGCAGACCCCTGCAGGGTACGAGCTCAAGTGGACGCCTGAAGAGAACGAGATACGTTCGTTGCTAGAACACAACACTGGTATAGCCGGGCCCCTGTTTGCCAAGTGGTGCGCGCGCAACATGAACAAAGTGCATCACGTTATGCAGCAAGTGCTGGAGCACTGGAAGAAAATATCCGGCGCGCGGGATGACGAGCGCTTCTGGACGGCTATGGTGGTGTCGGTGGTTTCTGGCTATGTGCTGGCCGGGCGCAAGTACGCGAACATCGTGGACATCCCCGCTACGCCCATTTTTGAGTTCTTTTTGAAGCTTGTGGTGCGCCAGCGCCGGATCATTGCCAGCAACCAGAAGTCCGCTACAGACACGCTCAACGCATACATCGCGGAGTACATGGGCAACTTCATCAAGACGGAAGGCAGTCAGGTCATGCAGCACCTCGTTGGTGGCGCAGCTATCCAACCGAGCAGCGCGAAGGCGAACGTGCGCGGGCGTGTGGAGTACAACGTGACTCCCGGCCATGTGGACTTCTATATCGAGATGCGCCTGCTGAAGCTGCACTGCGCGGACAGCGGCCTAGGGTATGAGGCGTTTGTGAACCAGTTACAGGACAACCTGACCGTGGACACGGTACGCAAAAATCTGTTGGCCGGTACAAAAGGCCCCGAGATGCGCGTGCCTTGCCTGAAGATAACGAAGACGATTGCCGATGTGGAGGCTACCGAGGAGGCGTATGGCCTCTGAGGAGTTCCACTGGCTGCGCTACAAGGCAGGTGAGTCCTTCTTTGTACCTAGCCTAGACCCCTACCGCACCGCGCTGGCGGGGGTTAGGGCGGCAGCAAAGCAGCGGGGGCTGCGCCCGGGCGGGACTGCCCGGTATAAGGTGGGCGTCTACAAGGGATTGCTCGGGGTACTCTTCACGGTACCCCGGTAGTTCACTCGCCTTTGACTTTCCCATACACCTCGCGGAACGCCGCCGCAGTCTGGATTTTGTACTGGCGTATGTTGTCCAGCATGCGGCGTTTCTCTTCGGGGGTTCTGTTGGACGCCCGGATAGCGGTCTCGGCCTTCGATAGCTGCCCCATTTTCTGTGTGAAAGCCCCCGCCACATCCGCTGCAGCGTACTCTTTAGCGCGCGCTTCCAGAAGCTGCATGGCCTGCGCCCGCTCGCCCTTTTCTAAGAGCCCATCAACCGTTTTCTTGAACGCGGTGAACTCGCCCATTTTCTCGTAGGTGTCGTTAATGATTCCGCCAGCGTCGTTTGGCTGGAAGATACCGCCGATCATTGGGCGTGAGGACAACCGCCGCGCCGCCTTTTCTGGACTATCGTTGCTGGGCATGAGCGAATCCACCGTAGCCAGCACAAACATCCCCACGCCGCCGGTGTACCCATTAAGTATCTGCTCCAGCATGATGGGAGACTGCCCGGTAAGCTGGCCCGCTTCCCTAGCTAGTTGCGTTGTGTTCTCGCGGAACTGAAACGGCTTTTCCATGCTCTGCTCGGAACGGGACAGGATGTCTCGGCCCGTAAACAAGGACTTGCCGGTGCCGACTTCGATCAACGGTTTAATAGCCTGTGGCAAGCCGTAGCTGCTACCGCCGGGGATGGTGTTGCGTAGGATGGTGCTGAAAGCCTTGACGGCCTCGTCGCTACCGTGCTTGTCGGTCATGCTCCGATACAGCGCCTCGGGCACAGCCTTGAAGATGTATCCCAGCTCGAACGGAACCGGTACACGCACGGACTCTTCCAATCCCGGCACGCGTACAAACCAGTTACCGTACTTCTGCTCGGGCAGTGCGTTCTTATAGGCTTCGTCGTCCTCCATAGCCGCTGCGTACGCCAAGCTGGCGGCAGCTAGAAGCGTGCCACGGGCAATCAATTTGCCCTTGATGTTCAGGCGCTCGTCTTTGGGCATGTTGCCGGTGAAGGACTTGTACAGCACATTGAGGGACTGAATCTGCGCGTTAAAGAAGGGGATCATGGCGTTGGCCATGTGGATGCTAGGCGACGCGCCGCGCTTGCTGAAGTTCATGGACTCCAACGTCTGCAGAGTGGCCTCCATCTCGGACAGGCCTTGCTTGATGTAGCTCCCGTACTGCGCGCGCCGGGTGAGGGCGTCGGCCCCCATCGACATGGCTTCTAGCTTACCGAGCGCGTTCAGCCAGCCGGACTTACCGGCCGTGACATCGCGCAACACCATCGACATATCCTCAGAGGTGCCTGTGAACACCTGCCCGCCAGTGATGCCTCGGTTGTTCAGTATCTCTTTGTTCTTGGCGTTGATCTCTTTTACCGCGCTGTACACGGGGACTATGTTTGCTCCGCTGCCCAACGCCGCGCCAAGAGAGTCACGGAAAACCTGCCTAGCGGCGTACACTGGACTGATAGTGACGGCCTTGCGCAGTAGCTGCGCGGGCATGGCCAAGAGGCGCACCACGCCAGAAAGCTGTGTCGGGATACCTGCCATGCCCTTTACCAACAGGTCGGCCGGGATGCTATCGGGCGTGTCCACGCGGGCAAACTTCTCTGCCCCGTTGTCATAGAACTTGACGATAGTGTTGCCCTTGACATCGTGCCCACTACCTATGTCGGCCATGCCCATGTTCTGCAGTTCGTAGGCCGCGTTCTTGGTAGCGATGTTGTTCAAGGCCATGTCCAGAATCATGCTGGTGTTTTGCACCGCGCTGGTGGTGAAATCCAAAATAGGCCTATCGCCGCCCACCAGCTCTTGCAGGTGCGGCTGCTCCTTCATGTTACCGATGCGGATAGGGGACTCACTGCCGATCAGCAGCTCGGCCACGCCATTGCGATCCCGGTAGTACGGGATGTAGTCGTCTTCCTTAACCAGCTTCGCGCCAACGTCTTTGCTCACCGCACCGCTCTGCTCCAACAGCTTTATCAGGTTGCGGTTGTACTCGTTGTACTGGCTGCGCGCGTCTTCAAAAATAGCTTTTAGCCCCGGGGTGCTCTGCACCTCTTGAGCGATCATGTCCAGATCGGCCTGTGTAACGCTCCCGCCGAAGTTCAGGGTCTCGATGCCTTTACTCTTGGCGCGGATAGCCGCCATGTAGCCGGTGAACAACCGGGTAGCGTAGTCTTTGTCGGCAATGGGTGCCTTGGCCAGCGTGTCCGCGATACCCTTGAGGTTCGCGCCTTTGACGCTCTCGATCATGTACTCTCTTTTGCCGTCCGCCCGGGTCTTTTCTACGCGCTGGGGCACGCCGTTGGCCGCAGCCACCGACAGGAAGTGCTGGCGTTGGTCATACATGCGCAGGTAGTACATCATCTGGGAGCCTTTCAGCGGCTCCATTACCCGGGACAAACGCTCGAAACCGGCGAAGCGATCCACCATCTGTGTCTCAAAAGCGAGGCCCGAAAGGTTTTCTCTTAGCGCGCTCCACCAAGGCTTGTCCTTGGCCACGATACGGTCTACCACGTCTTTGGCAGAGCCGGTTGTACGCTGCGCACTGGGCGTGCCGGAACCTTGCATGCGGCGCGAGGGCATCATGATCTTGTCAACGAGGTCAGCCACCTGCTTGGAAGTTGGTGTTGGGGGCTTTTGCGGCATGCCGAACATGCGGCGCACGAAGTTCTTTAGCTTGTCCCATAGACCGTACTTGTCCAGCTTGGCCTGAAACTCGGGGTTAGTACGCGCCTCGGCTACAAACTCACGCACATTGGGTATCTCTTCGTTAGCAAAGGCTTTACTGGCAGCGACTTGGCGCTGCATGCCCTCTAGTCCTTTTCGCGCTGCGGCCTGCTCGGGGGTAAGCGTAGCGGGGTCTGCCAGCAACACGCTGTCGGTAGCCGCATGGTACAGCTCGTGCATCACGTCTTCCATGTACGCGTCGGGGCGCATAACAATTTCGTTCGTCTCTGGGAAATACATGCCCGCCACTTCGTTACCGGCGTTGTCGCGTATGTCCGGGTTCACCGATATTTTGGTTCGCAACACCAGCGGGCGCACACTCGCGGCGAGTGGGTACCCTGCCTTGATGAGCATGTCTGCGGCGTCAAGAATGCGCCCGTCGGCCACGGCTTCGGACACTTCGGGAGTCATGTCGGTGGAGGTGCGGAAAGCCCTGTCCGCCTTGGATGGAGCGCTATCGTCAGTGACTGCACGCGCTGTGCGTGATGATTTCTCCAACGCCCGCTCGGCAGCGGCGTGTGCCTTGTCCAGTCGCGCCATGAAACCTGTATACTTTTCAATACCCGCCTCGTCCCCGTTGGCCTCCGCCTCGTCTAGCTTGGCTTGGGCTTTCTCTTGGAGGTCTTCTATCTTTGACAGCTCCAGCATGGCCTGCTCTTGTGCGGTGTCCGCCTTGGCCAATTTGACAGCCTGCGGGCCAGAGACACCACGCACTTTGCCGCCTTGGGTCGTCTTGCCGCCCAGCACGGGCTTTATTACCGGGCCTATCTTACGGGGTGGGAGCGTGCCTTGGGTGCCGATAGTCTCGGCGTTAATCCCGCGCTCCAGTGTTAGGCGATTTTCGTTGTCTTGGGCTTCTTCCGCGCGTTGCGCCGGGGTCAGTATCTCGGTCTTCTTGGCGCGTTGTTGGGTAAGGCCCTGTAGGCGCAGCAGCTCCCTGCGCGCGGAGCGCAGATCGGTAAGTTCTTTGCGGCGAGACGCAATAGTGCTCTTGGACTTGCCCGGCTCCAGTACGGCTTTTTGTTTGTCGCCTATCTTCTGCTCCACCTCGGAGATACGCGCTGCCAACTCCTCCTTGGCCCCGGCGTTGAGCGCACCGTCACGCGACAGCAGGCCAAAAGCTACCTTGGCTTCTTCGCGCATTGCGCGGGCCTCGTACTTGGCTTTGTTGCGCGCTGGCGCGGAAAGCGTCTCGTCTTTGGCTGCGGCGTCCAGTGTGCGAATGCGCTCGGGCATGCGCTCCACCAAGTCCATAGCTTTGCGCATGTCGTCAAAAGAGACTGCGGTGCCGGGGATAGCTCGGAGACGTTCCAGACGCTCCTGCTCTGCTATGCGCGCTTGCGCGTCTTGTGCTTCTCTTTGGGCTTGCGTTTCCCCCAGCGGAGCTGCTATGCGGATGTCGCGCGCTTTCTCAACCTCGGCTAGTGTGTTGCGAATCTCGGTGTCCAGCGCCGCGCGCTCGTCGTCACGGGCCTGTAGTTCGGTACCAACCCTGTCTGTGTTGCGCGCTGCGGTGGCCTTGGCGCGGGTTATGACGCCCCGAGCGTTTGCTTCGTTGCGCTTATTGACACGCTGCTCCGCCAGATAGTCCACGCTGTTGCGTATCTCTTTGTCTGCGGCGTCTAGCTGCTCTCTAGCAGTGTTAAGCCCCTCGTTGGCCCGCTCTACGGACTGCTCCGCGTCGCGCAGGCGCAGCATAAAGTCCATGTCCCGGTTGAGGAACGCAAGAATGCTGCGCTCCTGTATCTTGTTGCCGGTCTTCAGGTATTGCTCCAGACCGCTACGGTGTGCGTTTATGGCGGCGACGGAGGCGTTGTATAGCTTGGCGGACTCTTCGCTGGATACTTTACCGCCGTTGGCGGCGCGGCGCAGCATAGCTGCGTGTGCATCTTGGGCTTGGGCAGTTTCTGCGGCCAGTGTTTGAAGGTCTATGTCACTATTGAACTTGGCGGTATTTTTGGCAATACTGTTCAGCACCCCGGCCAACGTGTCCGCAGCTTTAGATAGCGCTAACTGAGCCTTGATATACGCCGCCTGTAGCGGCTGTAGCTGTACGTCCAACGCCTTCTCTTGCGCCTTGATACGCTCAACTGCCTTGTCGTGCGCCGCCATCGCGGCTTCCACACGCTCTGCCCCCACGCGCTTCGTCGCGGCCAGCATGGTCTGCAGCGTGCCGATAGACTCCCGCAGCTCTGCGGCTTTGGCTTCTAGGGGGGCCACTGTCTTGTACGCCCGGGCAGATGTCTGCAGCGCCAGCCCTACGGCCTTGCGGGACTCGTTGAGGGCATCGCTAGCTAGGAACTGCTGAAACGCTTCGGGCGTGTCAAAAATGACGCCCTGCAGTTCGGTGTCTGGAAACATGTCACCTTGTGGCACCTCGTCCGAACGTTTACCTTGCTCCAACGAAGCCAGCTTCTCTTTGATGCGCGTCTCGACTTCGGAGTAGTCCTGCCCGATACGGTTACGGTGTAGTAATTCCGCAACATCCCCGAGTGCTTTGGCGTTGCTGAGAGCGCCGAGACTTTCTTCGACAGGGGCCAGAATGCTCGGTGCGCGGCCTGTTTGCTTGGCCTGTGCTATCTGGGCGCGGATCGACTTCTCCGTGGCCTGCCCCGGGGCTAGCGTGCGCTCCGTGTCGGGTGCCTTCTGGGCGGTGGGTAGAGTTTCTGGAAGACGCGTGCCCGCAAGGTCTGTGGCCACCGGGGCCGTCAATTTACCTTTTGGTGCGGGCCTGTCCTCGTCCATACCGGGCTTGCTCTTGATGGCGCGCATCTGCTCTATCAGCGAGTCTACCTGCTTGCGGGCTTGGGTGTTGTTGGGGTCAGCCTTATACGCGCGCCGCGCGGCTTGTAGCTGCAGCGCCAGTGCCTGTAGCTGGGCCTGCTTCGTCTGTTCTGCCGGGCGTACGCCTTCGGGCTGCTCTTCCGTAAATAGGGTGCGTTGTTCGGTTGTGCCGTAGGGCAGCGCCGCGCGCTCCATGCCCTCCACTTCCAACTGCGTTACACGCTCTTGTCGAGCCTCACCAGCATACCTCGGTTTTTCACTCGCGATCCTGCGTAGCGCCGCTTCTTCTGCGACGACACGTTCTCTACGCTCTCGTGCCGGGGCGACCCCACCCGCCATATCCTGCGCAAGTTCCGCAGTGCGCTGCGCACTGTCCGCCTCCTCTCGACGTAGGTTCTGTTCGCTAAGGATACCCGCGTCAAGTTGTTTTTGGAGCTTCTCTAGTTGCTTGGCATTGCGCGTTATAGCGGCGTGATCGCCGTCTTCGGCATTAACCGCCAGTGCCTCTCTCAGCTCGTTTACCTTGTCTAGTAGTGCGGCTTGGTTAGCGCGGGGGGCTTTGCCTTCCACGAAACCTAGTTCGGTAAGTTGTTGCTCTACGCCCTTGATGGCCTCGTCTGCTGCGCGAATACCCGCAACGTCCCCCTGCGCTGCCGCAGCAAGTCTTTTACGGTTGAAATTTTCAATGTGCGCACGCAGCGTCCGTGCCTCGGCCTCCGTGTCCATAGGCGGCGCTACCGCCGCCACGGGCTCCTGTACAGTGTCGCCTAGTAAGTCGCGTGGTATTGCGTCTTCTCGGGCTTTCTGAGCGGCGGCCTCTTGTTCCTGTTGGGCTTTCTGAGCGGCGGCCTCTTGTTCCTGTTGGGCTTGTGCTTGCTGTGCGTCCAGCAATGGCTTGACCTGCAGGTACGCCTCGGCCTTGGGGCGTAGCACCTCGGTCTCGAAAGTCTTGACCTGCGCTTGGGCCTGCTCGGCCTGCAGCTTGTCCGCCATGCTGGCGTCTTTGCCGACCTTGGCAGCGGCTTTGAGCTGCGCGAACTGCGCCTCGGCGGCTTGGTATTCTTGAGCGACTTGTGCGGCGTACGCCGGGTCTTGTAGCTTGGCCTGCTGTGCTGCGGCCTCTTGTTCCTGTTGGGCCTGCTGTGCTTTCGCGTCTTGTATGCGTTTTTGCAGCTCTTGTTCAGCCAAGTATGCTCTAGGGGAGCGTGCGGCGGCTATCGGTGCGGCAGAAACACCCGCAGTCAAGCCTTCCTGTACTGCCTGCCCAGCGACACCCTGCCATGTAGGCGTGTCATATCCTTCTTTTTGCAGCGCTAAGTTCGCGGCTAGGCGCTCTTGGCCACCCTGCAGCATCTCCGGGCCCATCTCGGTAGCCACCGCCGTGCCCACACGCCGCGCCATGCCGGGCGCTAGGTTCTTTGCGCCGCCGCGCGTAAGTAACTTCTCAACACCTGTAGCGCCCGCTGCCGCGCCTAGACCCGTACCTAATGCGATTTGCTCAGGGTTTTTAGCGTATGTCTGTGCCTCTGCGGCTTTGCGCTCTGCAACAACCGGGCTGTCCCCGTCTTTCAGGGCTTGCGCGTAAACCGCGTCGTAGATAGCACCTTTGACGGAGCCCGCGCCCATACCGGCGCCAATGGCTGTTTGTGCCGCCCGCACTGCGGCTGCTGCGGGGGCAGCGCCTATGCGTAGAGCGAGGGCCTTCTGTCCGGCAACAGGTATCAAGAAGGGGGCTATGGAGCCCACGCCTTGCGCAGTTGTCTGCAGGGGGGCCTCTAGGAAATTCTGAAGGGCTGCTTTCGCCTCTTCCTTTACGCTGCCGGTTCGCTCTGCGGCCTGCATGCGTTGCTGGTGGCGCAACGCTTCGTCGCGTGTAGCTTGTGTTTTTGACGCCTGTAGCGCCTGCGAGCCTGCGTCCAAGAATTGCGACGTACTGTTGTCTGCCCCGAAAACGTCCGTTAATGCCTTCCCCGCACCAAGAACACCCTGCCCAAAACTCTTGGCTACATCTCCTGCGGAGAAAGGGGCTGTTTTGGGGGCGGGTATGTCGCCCGCTGCCGCCTCCATCAATCTTTGCGCTTCTTCTGGGCTAGTCCCTTCAGGGACTTCAAACCGGGCTATACGCCCGTCGGGCATTTGGAAGCGTGCGATTGGCATGTTTATTCAAAACCTAGAAATTTAACCCCCTTAGTTGCGCCGGGGGGTGAGGCTCCCGTCATTGTAACGCCTCCGGGCTGTCGCGCAAGCGCGTCTTGTACCATAGCTTTGTTCTGTAGCAGTAGGGCGTACCTGTCTGGGTCTGTGTACTGCAGCGTGGTGTTCTTCAGTTCGGACTCTATCAAAGCGGCCTGCTGTTTTAGCGTGGCTAAATCCATTTTGGCGGGGTTCCCTGCGCTCGCCTTGTTGGCCAACATACCGCGCTGGTACTGCCCCTGTTGGTTGGCTAGCTGCTGCTGCACTTTCAGGGACTCTTCTTGGTGCTTGATCTGCGCAGCCAACTGCTGCGCCTGCATTTCCAACTGGGCTGCAGTGGTTTTTTCGTTACGGTATTGTGCGTACAGTGCCGTCGTCCTGTCCATGTTGCCGCTGCGCTCCGCGCGCTTGGCTTGCCTGAGCGTATCTTCGGCCTGCTGGTTCGCTTTGAGTGCGGCTTGGTCGAGCCTTTTGGCATCTTGGTATGCCCCGAAACCTTGCGTTGCGCCTTCGCCCAGCGCGGTAAGCGTGCTCTTGCCTTGACCGCCAGCGACCATCATGCCTAATCCGGCGCGGATAAGCGCCTCGTTGATGTTTTGCTTGCCCCGGCCTCTTATCTCGTCACGCTCGGCTTTGAGGCGGTCTTGCTGCTCTTTGTATGCGCTGTCAATCTCTGCGTTACCCTCTTTGGCTAGCTCGTTCCTGCGCCGCACTATGCTCTCGTAGTCGTCCGCGACAAAGCCGGTACCCGCCGTGGGCGGCGCGATAGGTGGCGTAGCACTTTCCTTGGTCTTCAGGATGCCGGGAAGGCCGGGTGTAGCGGCCTTGTTTGTACGTGCGTTTGGCTTAGCGTCCGCAGCCCCGATGCTAGGTGCCTTTGTCTCGCTTACCTGCATGGTTGGCATAGGTGCGCCCGCTGCTGTCGGTGTGTCCACGGGCGTGCGGTCTTTGTCGCTTGCTTGGAACCCTTTCGAGTCCATGCCTGCCGGGGCCTGATTACGCGCCCCGGGGTTTGCAAGCCACCTAGCGCCCGACGCAAGCGCGGCGCCGATCCCGGAGCCCCGGCGTTTTAGCCGCTCGCCTATAGTCTCGCCGGGGAGGTACCCGTACTCGTCCTCTTGTGGTTTAGGTACGGCACCTTCGTCTGCAAACCCGATAATCCCGCCGTCAGCGTACTCTTCCTGTGCACTGGGCAGCGAGGCCAACCCGCCTGCGCGTATCTGCGCCCGGCGCTGTAGCTCCTGTTGGATAATCTGCGGATCGTACTTGCCGGACTTGGCCAACTGCTGCAACTGTTCGTCTGACATTTTTGTCAGCATTGACTGTAGTTCAATGTCGTTGGGCGCACCCGCGATACCCCCCTCAGCGTAGCCCTCAATAGTTCCGCCGTCCTTCTTGCCCAATGCGCCTAACCCTGCCGTGATAAGCCCCGCTGTCTGGGCGCTGTTGTTCGGGGATACACCGTACTGTGTTTGGGCCGAGGACGAACCGCTGCCGGACAAAATGTCCTTCATGAAACCTAGGTCTTTGTACGGCTGCTGCTTCTGGTTTAGGAAGTCTTGATACTGCTGATTCAAGTTCTGCTGGGCATTGGCCTGTTGCTGCGTGCCCATCGAATTCTGCAGACGTGCCACGTCCTGCGTCTGCTGCTGGCCGGTGTTGTATTGGGATGTGGCGCGGTCAAAAGCGCTCTGCGCGCCTTTGGCTTGGATGTCGTCCATCTGCTGGCCAAGATTACGTTCGCGCTCGGAGCGTTCAATGGCCTCCCGGTACCCGCCAAAAGCGCCTGCTTGCGTAGCCTTGGCCTGCTGGCCTTGCCCTTGAATGTCGGACTGGCGCGCCGCCTCCCGTTTTTGGATGTCTGTTACCTGTTGTTGGTACGGGGACATGTATGCGCCAATACCAGCGCCAAAGGCCTCGGGCCCCGTCTTCATACCGCCTACTGTGTCGTACGACTGCTTCTGCAGCGCCGTAGCGTCTGCCGTCCGCTGCCCGGGGTATGTCTGGTACGGAGTGCTTGTAAGCGCCTCCGCCTTCCCCATTAGCCGTTCCATGTACGGACGTGCGTACTCCGGTACGTTAGAAGTGTTTGTTGTGGTTGTTGGGGCGTTACCACCGCCGCCGCCGCCCGTGTCCATAATCAGTGCTCCTTAAGATAGTCGTCGAAGCGCTCCGCGACGACATGCTTCCATACTTCCGGCATAATCTCCGCCGCCCGCTCGGGGCCCACACAGGTGTGTATCATAAAAGCCACAATATTCCCCGCTGCATAGCGCAGTGTGTGCGCTATCTCTAGCCCGTGCGCCTCTTTGTCTTTTTCAAACGTGTTGGCCGTAGCGTACGCCGAGACTACCGTAACCCACATAGGCATCACCGCCTGCTGAATGCGCTGGTAGAACGGATTGATTGGCAAGTACACCAAGCAGATCAGGAACGCGTTGTTGATCGCCGCCTCCGTCGCAGGCTTGTCTCTGTCCACGAGGTCGTCCCACAGATGCGCCAGATCGACCATCATACGGTACATGTTCAGCGCGTCTTCGTCTCCGCCAAACCACTCTAGTTTTCCAGCGGTGGTATTCATGCGGGTAAGTGTTGCGTTGCTTTGGAGTCCACCGCCACTTTACCCTTACCTACGGTTTTGCCGCGCTGCTTCTGAATGCGCTCCAGCATGGCGTAAAGTTGGCGTGTCCCTGCCGCAGTATCCCCGTTACCGAGTTCCGATACGGCCCGTGCAGGCACCACAAACTCACCTGAAGCCAGTTTCGCTGGTCGCTTCCCGTCGATCACGGCGGGGATGCTGTCTGACACACCATCGCCCGGGCCACGCAGTGCCTGCCCACCATCCGAGTAGCTGCCCAAAGTACCTCCGCTTGCAAGCGCGGCAATGCCCCCGTGGGCCAATTCCTGCATCTGCTGCCCCGCCAAAGACGTGTAAGGATCGTTAGTAGAGGGTGTGTATGTAGGCACTCCACCGCCATCGGCTAAGGCCGTTACTGTTCCGGGAGTCCACGTGTCGTTGAAATACCTGCGCTCCCCTCGGCCAGAATACTCGGACATGTTGGGGCTGCGATCAAGGGTGTATGGGCGCAAGTACCCTTTGTCTTCCGGGGCCTGCTGCTGTTGCTGTCCGCCTCCGGCACCGTCCATGAGTACCGGCGACAAGGCCATAAGCCCCGACTTGGCTAGTCCTTTGTATCCGTCCATGTTTGCGACATACGCATCGCGCCCTGCTTCGGTGCCCAGACTCTCAATACCGGTTTTTGCCCTGTCCCAGTTTGCCGCTGCAGTGTCCATAAGCCCTACCGGCGCTGCCTGTGTTGCGGCCGCACCGCCCATCTCTTTCAGCGCTGCTGCTTCGGTAGGTAGCATATTTGGGGGCAGCGCCTCTGTGGCACCAATACCTAGCCCGCCCGCAAGATTAGCGCCCCCATATGCGCCCAGACCGGCCATAAGCCCTTTGCTCAAATCGCCAGAAGTGAGCGCGGTGCCGCCACCCAGCACCCCGGCAGTAACCATAGGGGGGATTCCAAAAAAGGAGCCTGCAATACCTGCGGCCATCGGCAGAAAACTCTTGAGCGAGAAGGCCTCCGGCAAGCCTGTGTCGGGGTTAATGGTGAGCGTGGTGCCGTTCTGTTTGGCGAGGCGCTGCAACGCAGCTACTTCCTCGTGCGTCATGTGCACCAGTGTGCTGTCGCCGTTACGACCTTTAGCCGCTAGTGCGGCGATGCCGCCAGAAGTGTTTTTGTGCTGCATGGGGGTGCCTCCAATAAAGACCGGTGCCTCAATGGTACCGTATTATGCGTTGTCAGGGAAGAGGTAGTACACACTTAGGCGTACGGAAGGTACTGCTGGGACGGGGGCCGCTGCAATCTCCGCTGCCAAAAACAAGTTGGTGTTCGATGCAGCCCACACTAGCTCCACGTAATCCCCGGGCTGCAGCGTCAGCATTAGTTTTCTACTAGCTATAGACTCGTCTGTACCGGAACCTACAACGACTTTGTTTGCGGAATTTGCAACGTCCACGCCGTTGATGCGGAACCATGTGTGTGCATGTGCCGCTCCGCCAGTGCTGTCCATTTGTATGGAGGCTAGGAAAACGTATACGCCCGCCACCGCCACTGTTATGCGAGACGCGGGAGAGCCCGCAAGTGTTATCCCCGAACTCTCAACCGTGGTGTTGTACGCTATTGGGTACGCGGTATTGGGCGCTGCGGCCGTTATGCTCGCCGTGTTGAGCAATATTATGTACCGGTTGAAGCCCGTAAGCAGCTGTTGCAAGCTGTTGCTGACCTGATTGAAGTACAGCCGTAGCGTGTTGTCGTGCCGGTCGTGGTACCCGCGTTCGTACTCCTGCGGGGGTAAGGGTAAGTTGGGTGCCACTGGGGGGCGTATCTGTCCCATACCTAGCTTCCTCCGGCACGACCGTCCACACGTACATCAATCCGCGTAGCGCCTAGCTGCCACACGGTACCTAGAGTATTACAGCGCACCTCCATAGACATCTGCCGCCCCCGCACGCGCACGTTAAGCTGCCCCGTGAACTGCTCTACCGGGTATGTCGCGGAGCGCACGGTCGTCCCTGCGGCACTACCCCCGACAGAAGCCGGGGTGTTGTATCCAGAACCTGCGTTTTGTAGAGTGTTGAGCGTTATGGTCAGTGCAGGACTGGCCGCAGTGGAACCCCTGAAAGTCAGGTCGGGTAGCAGCCGCCACACAAACCCGAAGTTGTTCCCATCACCGATATCGAACTCCGTTGACAGGATAAAAGATTCGATAGCTACCGGAGTGCCTGTGGTGTTGTCGTCCACCCCGTATTCATGAAACACAAGCGTGTTGCTATATGTCGCGGCTAGCGGGTACATATTCAACCCCGAATCGATCCACGCGGTGCGTGCCATCTGACCAAGGCACCAAACGTCCTCGCCATAGTTGTAAGTGGCGTAGCGATCAACGGTGTCGCTGCCTTCGGTGCAGTAGAAAAACCACACTTCGTTAAAACCCTCTACGGTGCCTGCAAAAAACTGGTCTTGCTGCGCTCGGTTCAGGTCTTCAAAAACATACCGCTGCACGTCGCACCTGAGCGTTTGTACGCGTCCGTCGTACTTGTAAAACTTGTCGGTACCCATCCAATAGACTACGCCGGACGCGACGGTTACCGCATTGGGGCCAATAATAGATGTGTTGTCACCTAACAGTTGTGTGCCCCACACATACGGCGGGCCTAGATACTGCAGCGAATACAGGGCGGCGTCCGTCCAAACAACGATCTCTTGGCGTGTCTGCAATGTGGCTACGATAGCGGAGCCTTTGGACAGGCGTACGCCCCCGGCTTGGTTTGTCGCCGCCGGTGTCCAGTTGACCGCCGATTCTTGGTCAGACCACCGAATAAACATTGGGTCTATTACGGTGTCGCCTATTGGATTAGTGCCAAACGCAATCACAAACCTGCTAGTGTCCGATACCACTATGTTATTTTGTAGCAACGGCACATCCGACGCGCCGCTGAGAGAAGTCAGGGCTATGCCGCGCTGACTCAAAGAATGGACGCCCGACTGCGTACCAGACGTGTTTATGGCTGCGCCGCCCGCTGTAGCCGATATATTGCTCGTCACCCCTGTCGGGCTTTTGACGTAGTACACCGTGCCCGCAGTAAGCCCTGTTGGGAGCGCTCCAGTGGTTTGTAGGATTACGGCCGTGTTGGCTAGCAAAGCGGTAGGCCACGTAACAACTGCCGGTGTTGCTATCGTTACCGTTATTGTCTGCGCAGACAGGTTTTGTAATGCATTCCAATAGTACAGAGAAGAACCACGGCATCCGTAGATAAGGTCTTGCCCAAAATTGGCAAAATTCCATATCCGCATGCGGTTGGTGGACGTACCTCCCGTACCCCAAGTACCAGACCCCCACGCCCCCGCGCCCCACCCAGAGGAAGACACCGCTAGTGCATTACCTATGCCTATCTCGTAGCATGCGTTCACCGTAGCCCCGCCCGTGGCAGTGTCGTACACACTGGCAACTACACCAAAGTCAACCGTGTATGCGTTGATCGTTGTCACTGTCAACTGGTAGTTGGCGTTCAGTACAGCCGCTGTAAGCCCGGAAGAAACAACCAACGTGTGCACGCCGGACTGAGCTCCGGTAGTCGCTATCTGTGTCCCTGCAGGCACGTTAGCCAAGCGACAGGTGAGCCCCGATACGCCGACAGCGTAGTACGTCTGCCCGACACTCAGCCCCGTAGGTAGCGCCCCGGTTGTCTGCAGCGTTACGGGTGTGTTCTCGGCCAGTGCAACAGTCAGGGTTACTACGGCTGGAGTAGCGATAGTGACAGTAAAGACTTGCGTACTGAGCGCCAGTGCGCCAGAGAAAGTAACAAAATCCCCCGTAGCCGCCCCGTGCGCTGCTGCAGTTACCGTCACCACGCTAGACCCCGGTGTGGCCGCGAAAGGGCCGCTGTACTTCGCGTAGCTACGCGCGGGAGTGATGTCGTTGTATCCACCGCCCGCTGCAATATACGTCTTGAGGTGCGTGCCTACGGCGTTGAGTACCGTACTATTGAAATTGGCCCACGTCCATACGCTGCGGCAAATACCCAGAAAAGATTGCGCCGATATGCGCGCCCAGCCCCCGATACGCTCTGGTGTACCTTGCCGAAAGCGAACTTTGTCCGCGTCCCACCAACCGCCTTCATTAAAGAGACGTGTGTTCTCGCGGTTGACTCCGGCTTTGGGGGTGAACTTTTGTATTGGCACGTTATTTACTTGGTGTTGAGTTGGCCAGCATGCTGTTCTTTGCCTGACTGCCGTGAGTGGTGCCAAACCAGAAAGCCACAGAACTCGTCCATGCTGTGGCGAGCGAGCCCAACATAATCATCAACGGTGCCGATTCTTTGACCTCTGGCTTAAAGAACATCAACCCCAGCACCGAGAAGAACCCTACGGTCAGGAAGAACGTCAACCATGCGGGGACGTTAGACCGAACATTGATCTGCATGGAGCGTGCCGAGTCGCGGTCACCTGCTGCGATCTCTTCCAGCTTTATGTCGTTTTCCTTGAGGAATTTTTGGAAGTCGATCTCAGCGAGTTTGATGCTGGCGAGTTGTTCGGGTGACATTTTCCCGCTGTTGAGAACGTCAGTCACAGCTTCAATTGTCTTTGACTCTATGCCAAGTTTGTCAGCAATGAACGATGCCGCAGCGCCGCCCAAAGGCCCACCTAGGGCAGTACCTAGCAATGGGGCGAGTGTTTTAAGCCATTCCATATTTGTAGCTCCTAAAAGATAGCCACGGACACTTGGCCGCCGTATGGTGGCCCGTGCGTCCGCATAGGGTGCAGGTCATGCCAATGCCCCAGCGTTGTTAATGTCGATGGTGACCACCTCGCCTGCGCCTATGGCGCGCTGCACCTCGGCTTTAACCAGCGCCACGGCTGGGCGTGATGTGCCAGCTATAAGCGACACTTCGGTTGCCTGTAGACCAAGCAACGGGCACCCTTCGGTATCGGCAGCCGTGTTGCCTGCATGGATACGAATAGATGTAAAACCCGGCACATCGCGAATGGTCAGGGTGTCAGCACCAAAGCGGTTTGAGTGCTCAAGCGTTACCCGGTACTCACCCGAGGGAATAGCCGTCGCGCCTTTGATCTTCCATGCCGCCACTGGCACGCCTTCAATCTCTCGCACTTCGTCCTCTAAGGTGGCGCAGGCATACACACCATCTATGTAGAGCTTGCCGATGGTGACCCCACCTACTGAGGGGCGACGGTTAATTGTGAGTTTCATTTGGCAAACCTTTCTATTAGCCACAGGACACCAACCGCAACCAATGCGCAAATCACAAAAGCAGCCGCGCCTAGGCAAAAAAGCTCCATAGGCCAGTCAAATTGCATGAGAGATAGGACTTCAACGTCTATCATTTGAAGACTCGCTTGATAGCATTTTTGGGGGGAGCTTCACGCCAGAGCGAAGTAAGGCAATTTCCATTTGTTGCTCTACACGCTTCAAAATATCTAGCAGTTCTTGACGCTTTACCGATGCAGCATCTATGCCTTTAATTTCCGCCCTTAGAGCTGCAAGTTCAATATCATGCTGGGACGTTTTGTCGATGAGCTTGCTGACGCTGTTGTACGTAGCCCATGCGCCGCTAGTAACGACAATCACACACGCCACCATCAGCGGCGGTATGATTTTAATAGCCAATCCATTGATGGCAAACCATACGGGGTGCGATTGTGAAAAATCAAGCGGCTTTTTTGGTGTCATATCTTGGCTCTACCAGTAACAAAGATGAATCATTTACATGACCAGCGTCAATAAATAGTTTTCGCCCAGCCGCCTCAAGGGTTGCTGCACACAACTCATGGCAAAACCAACTCTCCTGAGACCCCCAAATTCGATCAGGTGATAGGGATAAGCCGAAAGCGCCTCTAAAGTCGTATGGTTTGCCAACCTGCGTTTTTACCCATTCAATCCCGGCTGTTAGGTCTGGTACTTCAAAGTCACGTTGCGCAACTACCACTTGCCCGTGTAAAGCATCTTCTGCCGTGGCGTGAACTACGCCGTGAATCATTGTTGCGTGGTAGGCATCGTTACCATGCATTACTATCGAATGACTGGCTCGCGCCCACTTAAACCGGCTGACTGGCAGCGCCCAACGAATCAGAGTCGCTACGACATACCACCACGGACGGCGAACAAACAGGATAGTGATGGTGCTCATTTCACTGCTGCCTTGATGTGTCCGGGGGATACGTTATTGATAGCCCACGCCAGCAGCATGGCCTCGTAATTTTCTTCGCGGTAAAGCCGCTCTAGGGTGTGGCTGATAGTCCACTCTCCGCGCTTGGGGAAGCCGAACTTGTGCACCATGAGCGTATGTGCCATCGCCATGTCTGCAATCCAAACGAACAAGGTGTACGCGACAAGGAAGGGCCATGCGACAAGAGCCTTCCAGTTTTTAGCCTGCCACGGCCAGTAGAAGTTGTCCGCGAAGACAATCGCCGGGGCAATGTAGGGCAGTAGCTTGATGAGAAAGTCGATCATGGCATCTGCGCCCGTAATGGTTCAATGGCTTGCTCTAGCTCAAACAAGAGTTTGAATCCGGGATCGGTCTGCACTAGGTAGGCAGTAACCGAAGCCTTTGCTTGCTCTGGGGTCATGCCAGCAGTCAGCGCTTCGGCCTCTGGTGCTGCCAGCGCAATGGCAACAGTCTGCATAAGCAGCGCCTGCCGAGTGATCTTCGCCGTGTCGTCAGCCTTAGCAGCCTCTAGTGCGCGGATTTGTTCTAATGGGCTGGGCGGCTTTGGCAAGCGCGATAGTTCCCAAGCTGCTATTTCTTCGGGAGTTGCTTCGCGGTCACCTTGAGCAAGGTCGCCAAAATACAGTTGGTTTTGTGAATTAATGTACATGATTTACCACCCCCTTTGAGAATAAGTTTTAAGTTTCCAATTGGCTGTGGTGAGATAGATAACGAAAAACGTACTGTTGATAGCACTAATGTTAGTTACTCCTACATTAACAAGAATTGAGTTTCTCCGCATCGCTGGAGAATAGCCATTGCTTGAATTGTTGCTAGTGTTGATACCGTTGTTGTCAATTTCATCCCCGACTAAATATCCACCTTCCGCTGTCTGACACACCATAACGGTGCGATTAAACATTGGGGTGACACCAATGTTGTGATTTAAGTTGTAGGCAGTAGACAACGCAAGTCCATATAAAGCTGAAACATACCGCCCCATAAGCGCATACCAAGTAATTGCCGTAGTCACACCACCAGCAACAGTTACTTCACCCACAAAAACGCGGTAAGTCTGCGTGGCAACAGAGCCGTTACCGACCTTGCCGACCATCTCTTGAATGTTGAAAGTGAACTGGTTATTTGTGGTTACGTCAGCACCACCCCAGCGGTAGGTAGGGGCAAGCGTTGTGCTGCCGGTTGTACAAGTGCCGTTAAGGGCAATATCCAAGTAAAGGTACATCGTGCCGTTGGTGCTAAGGCTTGTCCAGCTTGGGTTGGTGATGTTGCCCTCGTAGTCAAGTTGCCCCGTAGCATCAAATCCGTTAGCAGCAGTAGCCCGGAGCGTCCCTGTTGCTGTGACCGTTGTAGAACCAGTAGAGCCGCCGAACGCGGAGAACCCGTTGGTATCCACAGGGCCACTTAGTACGGTTTGGCGAACAGGTACGGGGAATACCGCACGGCCCTGCACAGAGCCATTGGCAAACTGAATACCGTCGTTTGAAAGAATTAGATCGGCTGGCATGTTATGCGACCCTCACGATGGTGAATTGGCACACGCCACCGGATGCCGTGCCTTGTGTGTGCGCCCGGATTACTGCACCCGCAGCCAGATACCCCGTCCACGGTGCATTTGGTGTTGACCCTGCACCACCTGTCCCATAGCTCAAGCTCAAAATCTCAGCGGCTGCAATGCTCTGAATGTTCGTTGTTGGGGTGGTGGTGTTTAGACTTAAGCCCGCATAGCCTGTCGCGTTGAAAACTTCAGAGTAACTAACCGCATACACCCCGTTGGTGTTGATGGTGAACGTAGCTCCCAGCGTTGCACTATCCGCATAAGTAATGTCCGTGCCTTGGTTAAGTACCGTAGTTGTGAATCTGCGTATGACTGTGTTAGTGCTGCCGTACCCGTTCGCTGTATGGAGTCTCACCATACTGGGTAAGGGCAGTACAGGCTGCTTCAAGAACGTAGGTGTACCGTCACTAGCAAATGCAAGTGCATTCACCTTTGCCCCGCTTGGCCCTGTTCTTAGGGTCAGCGCACCGTCGTTGCTGCTTTCTATGGCTAGACTGTCGGATGCGCCGCCTGCTGTGATTAGATTGGGCATGGTGTGTCCTTAAAGGATGACGAGGCGCTGCCCCGTAGGAATTGTCAACGCGACGCCGCTGGCTATCGACAGTGGGCCTGCAACGGAGGCGTTGTTCGCCTTACCGCACGAATTTATACCGGAACCTGCGGAGCCTGCGGTTATAGCCACGCCCCCTAGGGTTGCGGAGACCTGTATGTTGCTTGCGGTAAGTCCCGTAGCTATGACGTAGTACACCGTGGACGTAGCAAAATTAGTGGGTAGTGTGCCGGTGGTTGTAAAACGCACTGGCTGCCCTGCAATAAAGCTGTTGGAGAAACTTATGTTGGCCGAGCCATTGGTGAACGTAGCCCCCGCACTCATAGCGGAATCGCCCAAGACGTAGTTAGCGGTCATGAGCGTAGCGTTTTCTTGGAAAATTGTGTCGCCATTGGCACCAGTAGCACCGCCTGAACCGCCAGAACTGGCGCTGCCCGCCACGATAAAGTCCCCGGTAACCGTGTCCCAGACAACGACAGCTGCCTTACCTACAGCCACAGCAACACCCGTGGTTGGGGAGCTGGGGCCCCCTTTGATCGTGACCACCGCGTCGGTCTTGTTGATTACGGTATATATCTTGCTGAGTTTGGGGGCAAAAATGCTGCGCGGTACGCCGGGGTTTCCCGTGGCTATCAACGTAGACATGCGCGCTTGATTGGTAGTGCCGCCGCCTGTAGTAGTGAGCGTCCAATCGCCGCCGGCAAGACTTGCTGTAGCGTAGCCTGCAACGGCATCTTCTACGAATTGCGTCTGATTAGCGTTGACCACCGCGCCCCAAGTGCCGTTGAGCTCACCCGTGGTAGGTAACACCAACCCCAGTAAGTTTGTATACGATGAAGGCATGCCCGATCCTTAGCTCAGTAAAGTGGCGCTATTTTGCCACACTTGCCCCCGGTTGTAACTACTCTAGACGCAAAATAGCACTTGTTGATGTCGCTGCCGGGAACTGCACGGTGAAGGTTGTGGTTGAGGTCTTGTCCGCCCCGAAGTCTAGTACGCATACCGCCGGGCCCCCGTTCTTGTAGATCAGCGCGCCGCGCGCAGTCAAGGCGGCGGTAAAAACAGCATTTGCAAACGACATATATACCACTGTGCCGGATGCCGTAGGCTGCGTATTAACCACCAAGGTGGCTCCGCCTGCGGGGTAGCCAGAGGCAACTACCTCTCCCGTGCTTGTGTACGCGGCTGTGGCCTCGCCCAATGCGGCTGAGTTGGTGTACAACGCAATCTTGAAGGTGTCCGTTGCAAAATTGATGGTGCCCGCCCACTGGGCCAGCTTGAAAGCGTTGCAGACGCTGTTGCCTTGGAACGCCATTTATGCCACCTTCTGCCGTACTTGACCGCTGCGGTACACGTCCGAGCGCTCTAAACCGTTTCCTAACCGCATAGCCATGACTAACGCATCCCGATACATCTGGTCGTATTTTGCCATCATGTCCGCTTCGCCTTTAAGGAAGGTGTACGCCTCCACAAGTGTTCCGTACAGCAACACCGGGTCGAAGTTGTCCCCCAACCACGTACTGCCGGCAGTAACAATGGACTCGGGGTAGTAGAAGTACATCAGCTCCGTGGCGTACGCCGCATCAGGCGTCGGCCCCAAAATAAACCGTAGCTCCTGCAAGGGGGTGCCGCCTCCATTTACCGTCGGGCCAAAAAGCGCGTAGTGCTTCGGGGTGCCTGTCGCTGTCGGGCTGGGGTACGCTTCACGGATGAAGTTGGTGTCCTTGTCCAACAAGAAGGTGTATTCGCCGGTCACCGGGGCAATAACGGCATAGGAGAAGACGGCCAAGAAGTCGGTAGGTGCCGCGAAGTAGGGGTCGTTTATCGTCAGTGCACTCGTGGCCGTACGCCTAAGCGAAGGGAACAACACAGCGTTGTATACGCGCGTCTCGGCCTGCTGGATAAAGCGGTTCATGTCCGCTGTCAGAAATGTGGTTTCCAGTGTAGCCGAGACCGCTGATACCAGCGCTGCGTAGTTCACTTATGTGTCCTGTTAGGCCATTGGCCCTCTTGCGGTGGTGCCCTTCGTGGCCGCGCCCGTACCACGAATTTTGATGCCCGAAGTCTTCATCTCGGGGTAGTCGCCTGTACGGATACTGCCTGCGCAAGCCACGCGGGACTTGAATGCCTTGGCTCCTGCGCCGGTGCCTGTGTCCGCGTTGGGTACGGTCTTGGGTTGTTTGGACGTTGCCATATTAAACCTTCTTTCCTTGAGCCGCGTAGCGCGTGGCGGTGCGACCTAGCTTTTTCATTTGTTCGGTTGTCTTGCCGCCGTAGCTGCCTGACTTCACGCCGCCGTAGCTGCCTGACTTCACGCCGCCGTTTGTCGGCACTGTCTTGGTGTTGCTTGTAGCCATTGAATGCTCCTTATGTGGTTACCACGGTCACTGTACCTAAACGTACCTTAGTTGCCAAGGGGTTTGGTGTATCACTTAGTGATACACCACCGCCTACAGGGGCCCACCCCCATGCAAATATCCTAGTCCCGCCGCCCAGTGTTCCGTTAACGGTGACCCCAGAAACATTATATAGTGTATCCGGTCTTGGGTTGCGTACGGCCTGCGGATCAGAAACGGGGAACATACCTAGCTGCAACTGCGGGTGGTCTGGGTCAAAGCAGCTTGAGCAAACACGTAGGTTGACCTTCTTCAGCTTGACCACTAGCTCCTTGAGTTCTTTCAGCTTGAACCGCTG